CTCCAAAAAATCTCCGGCGGAAAATTTCAGGCGTTGTCTTACTAAATAAGCAGCGCCTGTTTCTTTTTATCTTCTATACTTTTAGGAGGTTGTGCCTCGTGGCTTTTGATTACCTCCTTTCACCAGGTCCGGTTGCAGTGTGCGCCTTTTACCGGATTGGGCTTTTTAAGGACGTCCAAGGCAGTCCACAACGACCTCCTAAAAGTGTAGAAGAACATATTTAAAACTAAATGAAAGGTGGCGAGAAGTCTTGCCAAAGAAGAAAGAAGAGAGTAAAAACTCAAGACAACGCAAGGCTTTGTCACCAGAAGATCGTGAAAAACAGATGATTAATCTGGCTGTCAACCTTGCAGAAGAGCAATTACGTGAAGGTACGGCTTCTTCTCAGATTATTACACATTTTTTAAAGCTTGCAACTACAAGAGAGCAACTTGAAAAAGAAAAGTTAGAGAATGAGAACAAGTTACTGCAAGCAAAAGCAGAAGCATTAGAATCAAATAAGAACATGGAGGAGCTTTACACGAAAGCTCTGAAAGCTATGACCGAATATTCAGGTGAAACCTTTGAGGAGGATGATTATGAGTAATTGGATGGTGATTCAACATGCATTGGAAAACACCGAAGATCTCAAACAGGATTTTGGTGTACCAGAGCAGAAAAAGTTTCCACTATACGATCGCGCACATGTGAAGTCTGCAATTAAATTTTTCAATTATGTCGATCCTGCATATGAAGAGAAATTAGCAACAGCAATCATCAACAAGATCAATGAGTATGGTATGAATGATATTAATGTTGGTGATGACAATCGATTCAAGAATTACTATAACCCTGAAGTAATTGAGCATCATGGAATCAAGGGAATGAAATGGGGTATTCGTCGTTATCAGAATGCTGATGGAACTTTAACAGCTGCGGGTAAGAAGCGGTACGGAAGTTATGGGGAAGCCGGATTATTTACTCATTATAAAAAGAAATACGAAAGTAAATTAAAAAAATACATAATGAATAAGGCACCTGATGAATACAATAAGGCCGTAACGTATGCCAAAGAAAGTCTTTACTATAATCATATTGCAGGCAATATTGAGCATGGCGATAAATTCCGTAATGATGATATCAGAAAAGCCCTTGGCGATTCGTATTTAAATGCTTATGATGATGCTATGAGAACAGCAAATAAAGATTCTAAACGGCGTGATGAACTTATAGATACCGCTGTTGATAAAGCTGGAATTGATCACAAAGGTCTAGAAAAAATAGCGAGGAATGCACGCCTGGTATCAGATGAAGAAGTTGTTGCGATTAGAAAAGATGCCAATGGACCGAATGCTTGGGGCGCGACCAAAGCCGAGGGTTATGTAGTGAATCAATACGTAAAAGATAACAAATCTACGCTGGCACAAAAAATAACTGATATGATGGTGGGCGATCTTAAAAAATGGGGCAATGCAAACGTCGACAATAGTAAGATAATGCGACAGGTTAATAAAAGCATAGACGAGACAAACATTAGTGATCATTCTATGATAGACCAAAATTCCAAGAAAGGTGTAAACATAGAGTTTATGATTAATGGTATAGATTCGTATTCTGATGGTTCTCCGATGTCAGTTATATACTATCCAACTACTGGATACATTAACATGACTTATGTATAAAAACTAAGTTTGGGATGTAGTTTAATCCGGTAGAATACTGCTAATACATTAGAAGAGATGTGGGTTCAAATCCTACCGTTCCAAATCAAAGAAAGGAGCTGAATCAAATGCGAGGAGAAAAGATTCGTACATATTCAGAACTGATTCGGCTTGAAACTTTTAGCGAGCGATTCGAGTATTTAAAACTTAGTGACACAAAGATAGGAGAGCAAACATTCGGACTAGATCGCTATCTCAATCAAGAATTTTACAGATCCCAAGAATGGAGCCGTATACGAGATTACGTAATTCTCAGAGACAATGGATGCGACCTTGCATGTTGGGACAGACAATTAAATGCAAGTATCATCGTTCATCATATGAACCCGATTCTTCAAAGTGATATTCTCGAGCACTCTGAATTTTTGGTGAATCCAGAATACTTAATCTGCACAAGTCATTTAACGCACGAGGCAATACATTACAGTGACGAGAATTTACTTCCGTATACATGGACACCACGATCCGAAGGAGATACAAAGTTATGGTAGATGATTTCCTTGAACATCACGGAATCAAAGGAATGAAATGGGGAGTTCGCCGATACCAGAATTATGACGGGATGAGAATTATCGCTAAGACAAAAAAAAGAAGGGCTTGAGAATTTCTCAAACCCCTTGATTTGTTTAGACGTTGTCATCTGGTTTCCATGTTAAGGAAACAAAATGCTCCAACGAAAATGTTCCAACGCATCGTTGACCCTTTCTAACAACCACGAAGTTCTTTGTAATTTCATAGTCATCATACTGTGAGTCTTTGAATGGGTGCATGTTTCCATTGTCCATAATTATCGTTAACATAATAACTCCTTTCTGACGATTCCCGTCTATAATAGGAGCTGCTTTTTTCGCGACCCCAATTCTCAGGAGGTGACCATGAACAACGAAGATTACTTAGCTCATCACGGAATCAAAGGAATGAAATGGGGAGTTCGCCGATACCAGAATATTGATGGGTCATTGACTGCTGAAGGTGCACTTCGTTATAATAGTACTGCGAATCATATTTATGAAACTGCAAAACAAAAAGATCCTATCATAACTAAAGATGTTGTAAATGCCATTGAACAATCTGGTGGCTATGCATATGGTTTGGAGCATAGATTAAAAACTGTTGAGTCTATTGCTAGAAAGTTAGACAAGAAACAAACGGATACAATACATGATGCTTTGCGGTATACATCAGTATCAAGCAATGATAATTTTGTAAGAAATTACAATACGACAAAACATGAATTAAACCTTAAGGGTTATGAAGAAGTTCGATGCAAAAATTATTTCGACATGTATGACAAAGGATTGGTAAAGCATAAGAGCGTTCAATCGCAATTCAAAGATCCGAAAGGGTATACTTTTGAAATACAATTTCAAACCGAACAGAGTCAAGCAGCGAAAGATGAGAAAACACCGTTATACGAAGAAGCACGTTTAAAAGATGTAACTGAGGCGCGTAAGAATGAATTAGAACAGCAAATGGTAAAACTTGCAGAAGAAGTTCCAACACCAAAAGATATTCAAACCATAAAATCACATTAAGTAAAGGAGAGCAATCCCAATGATCGATTCAATTTTAAACAATACAAAGAAACAGCTCGGGATTGCCGAGGATTACACAGTGTTTGATCCTGATATTATTATGGACATTAATGCTGTATTTATGATTTTGTATCAGATGGGTGTGGGGCCATCAACACCATTCTCGATCTCAGATACTGAAGCGACAACAACTGATATTTTTACATCGGATGGCGAGACAACTGATTTCAACTTAACATACAAACCGACCGAGATTGATTTAGTTACGGTTAATGGATCAGAGTATAGTGGCTATCAGCTGGTTAATGAAAACACAATTCGAATAACGGCTGAAGCTGGTGACACCATTGAAGTCACATATACTTATATTTCCATACCAGCTAAGGCAGCAGTTTGGTCTGATTTCATAGGGACGAAAACCAATATTAATGCCATAAAAACATACATGTACATGAAAGTGCGAATGATGTTTGATCCGCCGGTATCTAGTGGTGTCGTAGACGCGCTGAATCGTAACATAGAGGAACTGGAATGGCGATTAAATAACGGAAGTGATTACGAAGAAACGTTTGTTGAAGGGGAGGGATAAAATGTCAAACTGGTACATTGGAATTGGCACCGACGTTGACGACGCTTACCATTCTCTTCAGCATGGAGATCATAAGTACTCGTCTATGTACGGTACAATTGGCAACAGAACGTACACCTATAAAAACGGTAAAGTAACACAGTCTAAAAACCCTAACGATAAGAAAGTATACATTAATGCATATACTTCAAAGGGTGAACGTGTTGGTCACGCAACTACAAGTGCAAATCCTTCTGCTGCAGAAATTGAACAACAGACTGCAAAAGTACTGAATAAGATGGACAACAGAGCAACCTATTACAACACAGCTTCGAATGTAAAGAAGACTGTAAATAAAGTTGCTACAGCAGTAACGAACGCTGTTAGTAGTTGGAAATCGCAGTATAACATTAAATCGAAGGAAGAACGAGAAAAAGAACTAAAGAAAACAGCAGAGGAGTATAATGCTTATCGTAAAAAGCAGAAGCAAAAAGCTGCTAATATGAAGGCGTATCAAAAAAAGAAAACTGCTTATAAGAATCGCAACTTTACATACAAAAGGAGGTGACATAACGCATGGCTGAAGATTATAGTGGCATTGATGTTTCAAATGACGTATTGGAGCATCACGGTCGTATGGGCATGAAATGGTATAAACATATCTTCGGCGATGATCCTCGCTGGGGTAATCATGGACGTACCACGGGCAATAAGCAACGCGAGGGAACAACACCTCCGAAAGATTATGCAGAAGACAATAATCAACCGGTACATGATAAAAGCGGCGAAAAGAAATCAGTTAAAGATCGCTATCATGGCGCGCATAAACCAGTTTCAATGATGACCTATCAGGAACTAAGTGATTCTATCGATCGAATGAACATGGAGAAAAAATATCGTGATTTAATGAACGATCTTACTCCTAAGAAGAAAGAATCTAAGTTAAAAAGGTTTGCCGATAAGACAATTGACAAATTGGCTGACACTGGAATTAATATCGGTGTAGATTACATGGAAGATGCCATTCGGAAAAGTATCGGTCTGAAAGAGAGGAAAGATCCTATCATTCAGTTGAAAGATTTTCGTAAGAATCCGAGCAAGTATGAAGGAAAACTTACAAACAAGCAGCTTAAGGATTTAGGTGATGCTGCTAAGGCTGAAAACAAAGCAAAAGGTCATAACGACGATTACGAAGAAGATAGTAGCTTAAACGTTACAGATTTCATGAGAAATCCTGAGAAGTATAGAGACTATGAATTCACGAATAAGGATCTTGACAACATCGATAAGTATGGAAAAACCTATAATAAATATTATGGGGAAAGCGACAATGGTAACAGCAATAATGGAACCGAGAGAACTGCTAACGTAAATTCCAACTCTGATTACATGCAGGATCATAGAAGACGAATGAACGAAGCAGTGAACAATTACAAGAAAGAACACCCGAACACCAATCTTGACGATGATGACATAGCTAGAAATCTTGGTTACACGGGTGGATACATATCATATGGGGTAGATGAAATGGACAAGAAAACATTAGATTTTTTAGAGCATTATGGTATTGATCCTACTGATGCTTTCCTCGAACATCACGGAATCAAAGGAATGAAATGGGGCGTACGTCGTTATCAGAATCCTGATGGAAGTTTGACAGCTGCGGGTATGAGAAGATATTATGGATCGATAAACCGTTCTGTAAGCGGACAGCGTAAAATCGCCGCCGGTCCGATCGCTAGAAGCGCCGGATTATCAGCAGCGATCAGTATGCCAGCGGGTCCAATCGGAATGTTGACCGCCGCAACAGTTGCATCTGGTGCGTCATTTGCACTACAAGCGCTTAGAGTGCATGGGACCAAAAAGGCAGATCAATATGTATTAGAGAATAAAAAAGGTTATCTAAAAACAGTAGATAAGAAAAATGCAGCAAAGAAGATTGCAGACATCAAAGACATTAAAGAAATTGCTGATCAATATGTAGATAGGCCTACTACAGAACCATCTAACCAAAGATATGCCGATGGAAAGACTAAGAAGGAAGGCGATACATTCGCCGATAAAAATGGAGAATATGGATGGGATCATGATCATAAAGTGATCTATAATAAGACCAAGTCACAAATAGCTGACGAGAAAGCCGGTAATAGCGAACTTGATGATATTAGCGATGCCAAATATGCAAGATTAGACCGAGATCTATTTTACCTTGGCGGTCTAAAATATTCTAATCAGCCGCTGAAAACTCGACAAAAACTCATAAGAGACTTTAATTACTCAGAAAGTAAAACTGATAATGATCCATTTAATGTTTCTGATCATGGCGCACGTCCTACAAAAGAACAGACTATACGAAATAATTATGAAGCGTATTTGGACATTCATCCAAACAGTGATCTTACTTTTGATGAGTTTAATAGTTGGTATTATCAGGATTGATATTTTAGAGTATACAGTCTAAAAGAAAGGGCGCACATAAATGTCACACTTATCTAATACGGCCACACCATATTATTATGGCCTGTTTCGGGATGCCGTATTAAGGGGCGACATACCCGTATGTAAAGAAGTCTCCATGGAGATGAACCGCATCGACGATCTAATAGCAAATCCAGATATTTATTACGATGCAGATGCGATTAATGGATTCATTAAATACTGTGAGAATGAACTAACATTGACTGATGGATCTGATTTAAAATTATTAGATTCATTTAAACTATGGGCTGAGCAAATCTTCGGTTGGTACTATTTCGTAGAACGTTCAGTTTACATTCCTGATCAAGACCATCATGGTGGACATTACGAAAACCGACAGATTAAAAAGCGATTGGTTAACAAGCAGTATTTAATTGTAGGACGAGGTGCTGCAAAGTCAATCTACGATTCATGTATTCAGTCCTATTTCCAAAACATAGACCGTTCGACGACTCAGGGCATAACGACCGCTCCAACAATGAAGCAGTCGGATGAAGTTATGTCTACTATAAGAACGGCTATCACACGCGCGCGGGGGCCTCTCTTTCAGTTTTTGACTGAGGGGTCCTTGCAAAACACAACAGGTTCTAAAGCCAACCGTCAGAAACTAGCTAGTACCAAGGATGGCATTAAAAACTTCTTAACTGGCTCGACGATCGAAATACGACCAATGAGCATGGACAAATTACAAGGTCTTCGTTGTAAAGTAGCAACGGTTGACGAATGGTTGTCTGGAGATGTAAGAGAGGATGTCGTTGGTGCAATCGAACAGGGTGCGTCTAAAATAGACGATTACTTGATAGTCGCAACTAGTTCTGAGGGTACGGTTCGTAATGGACCAGGTGATACAATCAAAATGGAATTGATGGACATCCTCAAGGGAGAATACTATAATCCGCATGTATCGATATGGTGGTATAAACTTGACAGTATTGACGAAGTATCCAATCCTGCAATGTGGATAAAGGCGAACCCGAACATTGAAGCACTGGACAAGTATGAAGTATACCAATTGGATGTGGAACGCGCTGAAGCAGCTCCGGCTACACGGAATGATATTTTAGCAAAACGTTTCGGAATTCCAATGGAAGGTTATACCTATTACTTCACATATGAAGAAACATTGCCTGTGAATAGACCGCAGACATATGACGGACTTCCATGTTCTTTAGGTGCTGATATGTCACAAGGTGATGACTTCAATTCTTTTTCATTATTGTTCCCACTATCTCGAGGAAGATTTGGAGTGCGTACTAGGAATTATATTTCAGAAACAACACTTATGAAATTACCTATGGCCATGAGGCAAAAGTATGATGAATTCTTAAATGAAGGTTCATTAATTGTAATGCCCGGAACGATCTTGAACATGATGGACGTATACGATGATTTAGATGCATGGCTCGTGAAACATGACTATGATATTCGATCGTTTGGTTACGATCCATACAATGCAAAAGCATTCGTAGATCGATGGTGCCAGGAGAATGGTGCATGGGGAGTTGAGAAAGTAATACAAGGTGCGAAAACTGAATCAGTACCGCTTGGAGAGATAAAGAAACTTGCTGAGGAAGGTCTATTCATTCACGATGAATCCATTATGCAATTCTCTATGGGTAACTGTATTACAATTGAAGATACTAATGGTAACAGGAAACTTTACAAGAAACGCTATGATGCGAAAATTGATCCTGTTGCAGCAACGATGGATGCGTTTATTGCATACGAACGTAATCCTGATGCATTTGAATGAAAGGATAAAAATTATGAGTAAATGGTTTATTGCAACTGGAATGACAGCAGATGATGCATTAATGCATGCAAAAAAAAGAAAAGCCACATCGTATTCTAGTGGAGCAACTACCGGATACGGACATGTTTTCTATTTTACTGTAGATGAAGGAACAAAGAGCCCTTATATCTATTATGCAGTTGGTCGAATTAATGACAATGGTATGTCTATAACACATTTTAGAAGAAATACAAAAACTAAAGCCGTTGAAAAAGTTCCAGGAGATAATTCCAATATGAGCGACAGTGATTTTAATACTGCTGAAGAATATTTAGCTAATGCTAAAAAGATACTAGGTTCAGCTTTTAAAAGCATTGATGGATCAACTTATAATGCATACATGAAGCAGCGTACCGGAGTAGCTGGTAGAGTTTCTAAAAAGAAAAGATAAATTATAATGAGTGAGGATGAAGGGGGGGGTAGATCTTAATGAATAATTCGTTAGAGCATCACGGAATTAAAGGTCAGAAATGGGGAGTAAGAAGGTATCAGAATTCTGATGGATCATTAACGTCTGAAGGAAGAATAAGGTATGGTGATACTTTAGATCAGTATAATGATCATAGAAGATCTGAAGATGATCTTAATACTGCTATTAAGCGAGAGAAAAGATCTATAGCGTTACGTACAGTTGGTAACAATGCAGCTGCTGCTACGATACTTTCCGCCGGAGCTTCTGTTGCAGCATTAACAAATCCTGCGGCTGGTATTGCCTTCGCCGCAACATCTCAGCTATTAGGAGCTGGCATTGGCGCTGCGAATGTTATAAGCGCCGCCAGCAAATTTAAAAAGCTAGATGACCTTAAAGAAGCTGGGCTTTTACATTCAGATTTAACTGATGACTTTTTAGAGCATCACGGAATTCTTGGAATGAAATGGGGCGTGAGACGGTATCAGAATTACGATGGAACACTTATTGGTGGATCTAAAGGAATTGAAGTAAAGCAGATTGAAGTAAAAAGAGTCGATCAGTTATCAGACATTCCAAAAAGAACAGATGTAAAGTCTGATGCTAAATCCGATATGGAATATTGTGCTGCTACAGTAAATCAAAATGGATTAAGTAATTATACGTATGATATTAACAGAAAGTACAACTGTACATTTTGTTCAACAGCGTATGAATTAAAACGCCGAGGTTATGATGTTGATTCTGTAGCGTTATCTAGTAATTTAGGTTCTGATGTGAATATATATGGCGGTAAAATACATCCGAAGCGAGATCTTGTTCCTGGATTTGGGCTTGATTCGCAGTTTAATACTTTTAAACATACATCAGATGATATAAAAACTGTTGGTGTTTGGGATAATACGTCCAAACATATATTAAATAGTCTTGAAAAAGATAAGTTTAAAGAAATTTGTCTTGCTGATGGCGATAACAGCAGAGGCAGAATAGATGGACAATATTATAAGAATAATGGTGCTCATTCTATGGCTTATGAAGTAATTAATGGTCAATTATACATTATAGATTCACAAATAGGTAAAACTTGGAAATATGAAGATGCTATAAAAGACTCAAACTGCGCTTTTAATTATTTTAGTGGTGTAGCTAGTATGCGAACTGATGATAAAGAGTTAGATGAAGATTTGGTAAAAGCATCAGTTCAAGTAAATAATAAAAAGAAAGATAAAGAAATGAATAATTATAATGATGTTAGTACAGAGGTAAAGCAAGCCACTACTGAGTCATTATATAATAAGACTAAAAATAAGAGAACTTTAGCTAAAAAGAAAGCGCAGGATTATGCTGAGTATACGTTTAATACATTTGTTAGAACAATGGTATCTACTATGACTGTCGGTCTTAATTTTGTTCTAAAGTATCTTGCTGGCTATTAAGGAGGTGGATATTTATGACTATGAATACTGCAGTTAAATATTTTAAACATGAACGTCCAAACCTTAATGTACAGAATGCTATTGAAATGAATGGATTATGTTATATTTTAGCTTATGAAAATCCTGGAGAAGTAGATCCTTTTTATTCTGTAAATCTTAGAAATGGTGAGATAAAGAATGTTTTACCATTTACATTAAATGATCCAAAGAAATTTTTAGACATGATAGGAAATTCAGAAAGGCAAGAAGACAGGTAACCTCTACGGCTAACAATGTTAGAAATGCAGCTAGAGAACAGACCACAGCAGCAAAGAATATTGCTAGCGATGTACAGAATAGAGTAGTGTTTCAGTATAAAGAGGCCCATCCTAATACTAAACTAAAACCGAAAGATATTATTGACAATTATTTCAAGCATAAATAAGAGAGGTATGTTTAAATGAATATTTTAGATCGATTAAGAAAAGGATGGAACGCCTTTACGAGTAGAGACCCGACCGATGAGTATCTTACGAAAAGATCTCCTTACGGTATTGGGTCATATTCGTATAGACCAGATCGACCGAGATTCACTATGGGCAATGAGCGATCGATAGTGACTGCAATTTACAATATGATTTCTATTGATGCAGCATCGAACGAAATACGCCACGTGCGAGTAGATGAAAACGATCGTTTCAAAGAGCATATTAATAGTGAATTAGATCAGTGTTTGACAGTGTCTGCTAATATTGATCAGACAGGACGTGCTTTGGTACAGGACATTGTTATGTCATTATTGGACGATGGATCTGTGGCTGTTGTTCCTGTCGATACAACAACAAATCCCAATATTACGGATAGTTATGACATCCTGTCTCTACGAACGGCGAGGATTAAACAATGGTATCCAGATGCTGTAAAAGTAAGGGTATACAATGAACGCAGTGGTAAGAAACAAGAAATTGTACTACCTAAATCTACGGTGGCTATTATCGAAAGCCCATTGTATGCCGTTATTAATGAACCGAATTCAGTTCTCCAAAGACTAATTCGTAAATTAAACATCTTAGACGCGATCGATGAGCAATCTGGGTCAGGAAAACTGAACCTTATTATACAATTGCCTTATGTAATTAAATCTAATGCTCGTAAGGAACAAGCCAAAGAGAGACTGCAAGACATAGAAGATCAGCTTGCTAATTCTAAGTATGGTGTTGCTTACACTGATTCATCAGAGAAGATTACACAAATTGGTGGTAACGTTGAGAATAATCTCCTTTCTCAGATTGAGTACTTAACGAAGATGCTCTATGGACAACTAGGAATTAGCCAAGAGATAATGGACGGATCTGCAAACGATCAACAGATGCAGAATTATATGAATCGTACAATCGAACCGATTCTCTCTGCGATTACTGATGAAATGCGGCGTAAGTTCTTAACGAAAACCGCACGCACTCAGGGTCAAACGATCAAGTTCTTCCAGAAACCATTCCGTTTGGTTCCGATTTCAAGTCTTGCAGATTTGGTTGATAAGTTAAGTAGAAACGAAGTTGTATCTTCGAACGAATTTAGGCAGGTTCTTGGATTCAAACCATCCGACGATCCTAAGGCCGATCAATTGATTAACTCCAACATGGATCAGGCAAAGACAGGTGTAAATATACCTGGTCAACAGATTGAAGGACAACCGGTTGAAGGCGAAGAAAATCAAAATGGAGTTAATTCGGGGCCGGATTTAGAGGGTATGCTCTCTTTACCGATCTCACAGATTGAATAACAAAAATATGAAAGGAGAGAACTGATGAGTAGATGGTATATCGCGCATGCTGCCGAGAAGGGCTCGACGAACAGTAACCATAAATATTACAAACGTATCGGCACCAGCGGTAGCTATATATATTTTTATACTCCTGAGGAGTATACAGCATATACTAATGGAAAAACAAAAGGCGTGGCTGGCGCTAAAATTATTGCTGATGCTGGATTAAGACAGAAAGCGAATGCAGCGAAAGCACAAGCAGAGAAAGCAAGGCAGAGACAGCTTAATGCATTTAAGAATGCAGCAAACTCTGCGGTGAATAAGGTTGCATCTACTGCTTCTGCAGTTAATAGGAATGTCTCTAGATCTGTTACTCAGCATTACAATAATGCTAACAGACAGGCAGCTCAGGCTACCGCTGCGGCAAAGAAGGCAGCTTCTAAGGTTAGCAGAAACGCCTCTAATTCTGTTACTCAGCATTACAATAATGCTAACAGACAGGCAGCTCAGGCTACCGCTGCGGCAAAGAAGGCAGCTTCTAAGGTTAGCAGAAACGCCGCTAATTCTGTTACTCAGCATTACAATAATGCTAACAGACAGGCAGCTCAGGCTACCGCTGCAGCAAAGAAAG